CTACACGGACGACACTTTCTTTGCCAGTTATGAGGAAGGCCGAACCGGTGACCTTAATAAGCTATACGAATTGCAGATGGCGGGGATGCCGCAGTCTGCGATTTCAGAGTATGCCCAAGCGAACGGGATGTCGTTTGAGGCGGCTGTGAATGCTCTACATGCAAATGCGGCCGTGGATGACAGGTGGGCGACAGACCTGCCCTGGTTTTATGATATAGCGCAATATGGCCCCGGCGCGGGCATGGGGCCGGGCGGGTCTGACTTAGCCATGAATATTGCAGATGCGGCGCGGGCGATTGGCATAGACGTTGACAATATTCCACTGGATGAGCTTTTGTATAGCACGGAGGCAAAGGGCGGAGAGTTCGGAGAAGGGAGTGAGGAGCACTGGAAGTGGGACACTCAGGTTGGTTGGACAGACGAGTCGTTTGGGCAATGGACTGCGCGTAGGGCGGAGTTGGCGAACTCGACGGATGATGATGGAAATTTGTTTTGGGCGCCGGGCACAGTTTCCTATGATGAGGCTACGTTGGAACAGTTTCAAAACGGTGAGGAGACGGCTACCATGACGGATGGGGAAAGAGGGGGCTGGAATCCCGATTACACTGTGGGGGACGACGAAATTTCCAAACACACGACTGGCGCTGGCCCCGGCATAAGCTGGATGTTTGGGAAACCATTGGATGACCAAATGAGTGCGCCCTTTGACTGGGAAACAGGTCAAACTGCGAGGGATTTTGAGTTTGGTCAATTGCAAGATAAGCTCGCCTCGGCCACTGAGGCTACTGGTGCTTTTACGAAACCACTATCATCGAGCTATTCTGCAAGAACGGGAGCCACACCCTCACAATTTATGGGGCGCGACCTATCTGATATTTACGAAAGGGGCTTTAGTTCTTGGGAAGAGGGCGTAGCTTTTGCTCAAGCAGGTCTTGACGTCTCTAGGGTTAAAGGTGGGTCATGGGCGGCAGCGGCACAGGCGGAAGCTTACGCGCAGCAGGTAGCTGACCAGGGCCCTGCGGCGGCAGCGGCACAGGCGGAAGCTTACGCGCAGCAGGTAGCTGACCAGGGCCCTGCGGCGGCAGCGGCACAGGCACAGGCAAAGCCGCAAACGGTTCATCAGCGTTGGCAGGAGCAGCAAGATGAAGCAGAAAAGGCCAGAAAGAGGCGAGCAGCCCCAGAATATGTAGAGGACGTTGAAGAGTGGGCAGAAGAGAATCCGCATAAGATGGAGGAAGAGCAAAGGAAGGAGGAGGCCGATGTTGGTTTTGAGAACAAACCGGAGTATATGAAGGATATGCCAAAAGAGGAATGGATGGCCCATTATGGGCATCGGTATGGAGTATAAGGGGATAATGTTGTACAATAGGAGCAATTATGCCTGACGGCCAAATGCAGAGGGAATCAGATATTCTCGAGAAGTTTTATCGTGCTAAGGCTAAATGTAGTAAATGGCACTCTCGTATTAAAGAATATGAAAGGTTCTATGACCTAGAGCACTATAATGATTCCCCTAGAACGGGGGAGCGGCGCATTACGCTTACTAAGGGGACCAATATCGTGGACCTCGCGGTGGGTGTCCTTACGGCGAATGAGCTGACTATCCAGGCGGTTTCCCCGGAAGAAAGTGAGACTATCCGTAAGCAGGCTAGTCTTGTGGAACAGTTCCTCGATGGTGTCATTTATATTAATTCCGAGCGACAGGAAACTGACCTCAGGTATGACTGGACCTTTTATCAGGTGCGCGATGGGGCGGTGGGCCTGAAAACTATATGGGACAACAGCTTTGATGCCTCGCTTAAGGTGGAGGCGGACGAGGAAGGGAACCAGCGGGCGGTATATGACCAGCTTCCTATTTGTGTGAATGTGTTGCCTGCAAAGTATTTGTTTCCTGAGCCGGGCGGAAAGCTCGGTAGGTGGAAATATGTCTTTTACGCCATTGAGAGAACCATCGAGGATATGGAACGCGAGTATGGCCCGATGGAGAAATATAACTCCATGAGCAAGAAACAGAAGGAAACCAAGAAGGGTGACTTTATTGATTACTGGGGAGAGGTACAGCTCCCGGATGGTAGTTGGGCGATAGAGAACGCGACCTTGTATGATAACCGCCTTATGGATGGGCCGCGGATTATGGATGGATATAATGATATTCCTATCACTATGATGTTTTATAAACCCATCGGCCACGTAAACCCCGAGGACTGGGGGCACTCTATTTTGCGGCCGGTTACTCAAATGGTGGAGGAACTGGAATGGAGGGTGAACCGGCAGACGCGGTTACTGAATGTGTTTGCAAACATGCCGCTGATTGCCCGCACGCGTGATGGTCGCCCGGTGAAAGTGGATGCCGCTTTCGGGGATGTTGTGCAACTGAACGAGGGAGAGGATATTGCCTTTCCTGTGTGGCCTGGTACACCCCCGGACTTCAAGGAACAGTTGGCGATGGTGTCCAGTGAAATTGCGGATGCGTCCTTCCCGGCAGTGATGTACGGAGAGGGGACTGGTTCGGGTTCTGGTTATGCCCTTTCACAACAGGGCGATGCTGGTCGTATTCGTCTGACACAGCCGCAGAGACAACAGGAGCGGAGCATGTCTATTTGGGCTCGGAAATCCCTTACTCTCTTGCGGAATTTCTCTCCGCAGTATACCGTGGAGGTTTATGGTGATAAGGCGGGAGCCCCCTATAGCCAGGAACTTACAGGAGAAGACACAGTGGGTTTTCGTGTAAATTTCCAGCTGAAGCCACAGTTCCCGAATGATGAAGTGCGGAAGGTGGCGATGGCTACCCAGACGAAGGATACCCTGTCGGCAGAGACCCGGATGGAGAAGTACCTCGGGATACAGCAGCCGGACCAGGAGACTACAAAAATCTTACGGGATATGGCCCGGCGTCACCCGATGATGGTGGAGTATCAGATGACGTCCCTATTCCGGGAACTTGCGGAGGAGGGTGACCCTGCGGCGGCGGCGGTGCTGCAGAAACTAGAGGCTGGAGGGCAGCCCGGCGGTGGTGGTCCCCCAGGGCCCGCCCCAGGAGGGCCGAAGCCAGAGCAGTCTCCGGGTCTTCCTACGTCGAGAAGGGGAGAAGTAACACAACAAGAGCGCGGTTTGGCGCCTCCGGGGCAAGAGCCGAGCGAGGAAGTATTTAGAGTAGCTCAAGCAATGGGCGGTGTGCCCATGACTGGAGGAGCATAATGGCAAATAGTGGTGGTTTGGATAACCGACAGTTTAAGGTCATGAAATTGTGGCACGGTCTTGGAGACGATGCGGATAAGCAGTGGCGTAATGTTATGAACCGTTATCCGCGGGAGAAGACGATGTATAAAGCTATGACCCCTGCGCGGCGTAAGTGGATGGAAAATACATACGGTGCTGGCGAGGCAAATGAGTGGATGTCCCTTATGAGTGGGACCCCGAGACTAGGAGTTTAATCATGGCTAGACTAAGAAGCAGAAAAGGTTTTAGAGGGAATCCCTCTACGGGATTCAAGATTAAGGCGCGGGGGATTCCTTTCCCGCCCTCCGGTGTAGCAGGTAACGAGATGCCACCTGACCCCTGGGGGCATCCGCAAGGCCCAACGGGGATGCCGGGGGCTACGCCGGGGAGCGAGGGTGGATTGCCTAACCCCAGCGTTACTATTACACCCGCGGAGTCGCACCTGGTGAAGGCGGGTGATACCCTTTGGGATATCGCCCAGAGTCATGGCACAACTGTTAACGACATTATGGCCAAAAATCAGGGTCAAAACGCTGGCTATGCTAATATTTCTGACATGGGGTTAATCTACCCTGGTCAGCGGATTTTTATCAGGTCAGCAGCACTCCCAGCAGGGGCTACACGAAGCCCCTCGGGAGATGTTGGGGACCAGCCTGTACCCGACCCCGACGAGGATGACCCGGTGCCATACTGGTTCAACGAAGACCTGTACGGCGACAATCTTGGGGCCGCGGATGTTGGGGACGAGGATGACCCGGTGCCATACTGGTTCAACGAAGACCTGTACGGCGACAATCTTGGGGCCGCGGATGTTGGGGACGAGGATGACCCGGTGCCATACTGGTTCAACGAAGACCTGTA